AAAAACTTATTGCTGCCCTCATGGTACCAAAGGCGTACCTTACATACGATGAAGCAATATCATGCTTGGTCGGAGAAACGCAAATACCTTTACTTGACGGTTCTAGCCCCACTATCAAAGAACTTTCAGATAAATTTGCTAATGGAGAATTAACTGAAGCTTATTGTTATTCAACTTTACTAGATGGGACAGTTATTCCAGGTAGAATAAACAAAGCTTGGGCCACCAAAAAAGTAAATTCAACATATCGGATTCATTTAGACAATGGAGAATATATCGATTGTACGGAAAATCATCCATTCCTGCTTAAAAACGGGGCCTATAAACGTGCTGATGAATTGACTGTTAATGACTCATTGATGCCAGTTTATAAAAAACTATCCTCCAAACAAGACAAAGATTTACTGGATGGATATGAAATGGTATTTGACAATAAAACTGGTGAATGGAAATATACACACAAAATGGTATCTGACTGGCAAGCTGAAAACAATGGTGGTTATACTATAGGTAAACAAAGAGTAGTACACCATGTAGATTTTAATAAACTAAATAATAGTCCAAAAAATCTACAAGAGATGACTTGGTACAGCCATAGAAAACTACATTCACAAAATCTTTCATCGACAATTTTACGACCAGATGTAATGATAAAACGAGAGCCAAGTAGACTTGCTGCGCTTTCGGCATCTAGACACCGTAATATAAAATCAAGACAAATGAAACAACAAATGAACGATCCAAAATCGGCTTTGCGTTCATGGGTCCATGGGGAAGAAATAAAACAAGTAGTATCCAGAAACATGAAAGCCGCTTGGAGTACCGAGAAATATCGTTCAATAAAAACCAAGCAAAATAAAGAAATATTACAAAGACCAGAAGTTAGAGAAAAATTGTTTGGTAAAAATCATTGGGCTGCAAGAGCTACTAAACATTTTGATTTGAATTGGCTTATTGAATACTGTAAACAAAACAATGTAACAGAATATCTGCACTTCAGAAAATCATCACAGAATAATTCACCATGTAGCTCTAGAGTAGTCGGAAGAATATTCAGAGAAAACAATATTTCTGGCTGGCGTGAATTTGAAAAACAATATCTTTGTTTCAATCACAAAGTTATTCAGATAGAAATAAAAGAGTGCGGTGATGAAGCCACACAGGGTGTTTGGGTATATGACTTGGAAGTAGAAAAGACACACAACTTCCTTGTAAAACAAGGCGTGGTAGTACACAACAGCAAAAGTACATTGGCTCAGGAGGACATTAGATTTTCTCGCACAATTGCAACATTACAAAAAATCATGATTGCTGAATTAAATAAACTTGCAATCATTCATTTGTATGCACTTGGATTCAGCGGAGATGATTTATTAAACTTTGAACTTAAATTCTCCAACCCTTCGACAGTAGCAGTTCAGCAAAAACTAGCATTAGTTTCTCAAAAAATAGAAATAGCGGCAAAAGCCTGGGAAGTTTCTAAAGAAACAGGCATTATGAGTATGCCATATATTCAAAAAGAAATTCTTGGACTTCGCCCAGAAGAAATAAATCAAATCCGTCTTGAGGCCCGTCAAGACCAAGTCGCAATGGCCGAGCTTAAGAAAATAGCAGAAAATCCACCATTTGATAATTCCCTCGACTCAAATATAGATATTTTTGATAAGGGTAACTATAGCGTACCATCTTCTCCTTTTGCGCCAGACCCTAAACAACTAAGAGATATCGAATTAAAAAATCAAGAAGATGAACTAGCACTTCGCAGAGAAAGAAAATTGGAAAAGGAAAAAAATGGAGAAAACTCAGGCGCTCCAATTAAACTTAACCCAACTCCAAACCTTGATAAAGCATTCCGCAGGAATAAAAGAAGCAAAGAATTCACTGGCATCAGTGCTTTGGCAATGCCTAATTTTAAAGACATGCTTGATATAACAAATAATCGTTATTCTAAAGACCCGTATGATACCCAGAGTTCAAATTATACAAGAAAATTTGTTCTTGAAGAAAGTCAAATTGAAAATGAGTTGCTTGGTCGTGGAAAACTACCATATAAAATTTCAAAAGAAATGCAATCTACATTAAAAACAATGAATGAATCCATGAAAAGAGATTTTGAAATTAAAGGAATTGAACTGGTAAATGAAAAATCTTCAGAAGATCAACCAGATATGTTATTTTTAATAGAAAAAGATCTAAAAACAGAATAGTAAATTCTATTTATGATAAGCTAGCTAGGCACGCAGCTATCTAATATAACTGTAATGCGGGTAAAAATAAATTATGCAAAAGCTAAAACACAATAAAAAACGAAACATCGGCCTACTTTATGAATTTTTCACACGGTTTATCGGTAAAGCTATTTTAGAAAATAGAGATAACGACATCGTAAAAGCAAAAACTTTGCTGAAAAAACATTTGAACCGTGGAACAGATCTCTATAAAGAATTAAAACTCTTTAAAGTGCTATCAGAAGCAAATGTCTCAAATCGAGAACAAGCATTGCATCTTATAAATCGTGTCCGTGAAGCAGTGAAATATCAAAGCCAAGCTAGATTGGAGTTAGAAAAAACTAGCCTGATTCATGAAGTCAATTCTAACATTAATGCCGATTTGTTTTTCGAAGAAGCTATTACAGACTATAAGAAATTAGGAGTAATCCAGGTTCTTTTAAATACTTGGAGAGATGAAACTCTCAAAGAAAGTGTGGTTGGCGAAACTGTATACCTTGAAGAAAAATTAATTGATTTCATGATGAACAATAATAGCAAGGACGATAGCCAACAAGCACTGCAAATGACAACTGAAGACGTTGACCGTCTTGTAGTAAATCTAATGACCGAAAAGGTAAACAAGAAATACTCAAATCTAAATGAAGAACAAAAAGATGTGATCCGTCTTTATGTTTTCAGTAAAGATGATGCACAAGTAAAAGAAAGCTTGGTAGAAAAATTGTCAGGAATAAAAAATAAATTCCTCGCAGTGCTGCCAGCCCATAGACACGAATTTGTAAATGATAAAGTTCTTATCGATAAACTAAGCGAAGTAAAAAATACTCTTCTCAAAGAATATAGCGATTTTTCATCCGTCAATGATGATATGGTCGGGTTTTATCTTGGTTTATCTAAACTTGAACATGAGGTAAAATCAAAATGACCACAGAAAATAAAAAATATCTACTCAAAGAATTCACAAGCTTTGAGTACCTTGATGAAGATGTGAAAAAAATTACCGAAAAAGGAGGGCCAATGATCCTTAGCGGTATTCTACAACGAGCAAATGCACTAAACCAAAATGGTCGTGTCTATCCAAAAGACATCCTAGAACGTGAAATACGGAATTATGAAAAATTAATCCGTGAAAAACGTGCTTTCGGTGAACTAGATCATGCTAATGAACCAATTGTAAATATGAAAAATATCTCCCACACAATCCGTGAAATCTGGATGGAAGGAGATGTCGTTTATGGTAAAGTAGAAATACTTGATACACCTTGTGGCAAAATCATTGAGGCCATCATCAAAGCAGGATGCAGACCAGGGATATCCTCACGTGCATTAGGATCTCTCCAACGTGAAAATAATGTCAATGTTGTCCAAGATGATTTGCAAATTATCTGCTGGGATTTCGTATCTGAGCCAAGTACAGCCGGTAGTTTCATGACCCTTGCAGAATCACGTCAGTTTAGCAATGAAGAAATAAATAAAATTCTTAGTAAATCCGACAAAGTAGACAGAATAGTCAATGACATCCTTTCTCTGAAGACAAAAAAATAATAATATCCATACTGAAATGGTCATAATGATATTTAAAATCTATGAAGTATTATTACGGCAGTAATTTACAATCTCCCTGCATTTACAAAATATTTAACACGCACTCCAAAAGAGTTTATATTGGCCAAACAATCACTGTTAAAAAGAGGTGGGTTTCGGGCCATAGCCTTAGATTAAAAAATAATAATCATTTTAATATTATTTTACAGAACGATTTCAATAAATGCTACAAAGTGCTAGGTCATACCGACTTTCTAGAATTTCATATTATTGAGTTATTGCCAGACTCAACACAGGAAACAAGAAATTTAAAAGAATGGCAATGGATAAATGAATATAAGAAAACACATAAGTTATATAATATAATTCTAGAGTGTGATGGCCGAAAAGAAATGCCTCAAGAGTTAAAAAATAAAATTAGTGAAACCAAGAAAAAATACTATAAATCCGAAGAAGGCAAAATTTTTATTGAAAAATTATCAAAAAATAGGCTTGGAAAATCATATGAAGAATATTACGGAGAAGAGTTTGCGTCTGAAATAAAAAAATCCATAAGTGATAATAAAATTATTACAATGAATTTACCAGAGGTAAAAGAAAATCTATCTAAAATATTTACCGGAAAATCATTCCAAGAGCGTTTCGGAGAAAGTAAGGCAGAAGAAATTTTAGAGAAGATGAGCGCTGCTCGCAAAGGAAAATATATCGGTAAAGAAAGTTCTCGATTTCGTATTATTGAGAACATCAAACTACTATCTCCTGATGGAATGATTTACAATAAAATTGAGGGCATCAAAGAGTTTGCCAAAGAACATAAACTATCCAAGCATCATTTATGTGAATTGCTTGCAGGAAAAAGAAGAAGTCACCATGGATGGGTACTAGTTAATGATAATAATCAATGATTTCATTGAACAACTGATGAAATCATTGGAATATATTTAATAGTTTAAAAAGAAGTAAATATAATGAAAATCCAAAGAACAGAATTTAAATCAATTATTAAAGAATGCCTTAAGGAATTAATTGTTGAAGGTGCATTAGACCATATGGTAACTGGTTTAGTGTCTGAAAGAACAAATCAAGCTTACAATCAAGCTTACCTAAATGACCCTAGAGTTAAAATGGCTGCTGCACAAATTGCTGGTGGCAATCCACAACAAACACAAATGATGGAACAAATTCTTGCTGACACAGCAATGAATTCATTACCAGATCAACAAGCTGCTATGAATCGCCTACCGAACGGTATGCCAATGCCAGGAGCTATAGGAGGGATGCAACAAGATAATATGTTAAATGAGTATGCATCACCTAATGGTGGTCATTCTTTGCAGCGTAATCCGCTACCTCCAAGAGAAGCGCAAAGACAGCAAAGTCAATCTTCTGGCGCTGCAAGCCGTTGGGCAAGCTTAGCTTTTAATTCACCAATTTCTAACCGTCCGCAATCTGGTGCCGGTGGATCAAGTGGCGGATTTTTACCTGGGGCTAAAAAAGGCTCCTTTGAATGATCTCATAAAATAAATATTTCCGAATCATATACCTATTCATATAGGTGTATCTATGGCTGATCCCGTCACTAAATTCGAAGCGTTAAGTGCGAATCCAAATTTTATATCATCACGAGGAAATACTGGTTATGGTTCTGTTTCTGGCGGTGCGGAATTAGGCAAAAGAAATAATGCTTCGTTACTGAGAGGTTTCGCTGGATCACCCATATTGTCCAATGCATATAAAATAACAGACGCTTCGGAAAAATATCAAAGTTATACCGGAGAAAATATGGACTTCACCCAGTACCGCCGTGATTTTAAACCAGCCTCGGCGGCAGGGGAAGAATATAGAAAAGTTAGAGATAAAAGACAAACAACGGTAGGCTTAAATGGTGAACCTGGGACTGCATATACTCCAAATATAGCATCTCCAATAGTAGATGAAGGAACTATTTTTACTGATTACAATCAACTTACTGTAATAGAAACTGGTCTGAACGCAATGCAAAACGATAGAATCATAAATGACCCAACTCTAAATCCACAAACATATATAAATGTTGATTCTTCAAATCAATCCAATAATGTTGGTAAAATACGTAGATTTAAATTAGGTGTCGGATCTACAACTATTCAATAGAAATATATAAAGGAATATTATTAATATGCCAACCGATCCCATAGCGCCTCCGACAACTCATGAAGCTGAAACAGAAAGATATGAAACGGCAGATCCTGACAAGTGTCCTGCCAAGGCATATCAAGGCCCACGTGGCGAAGGCAATGTTGGACAAAGAAACGATATTTCATTGAAGAATGCGTTTCGGAATTCACCAATATATCAGCTAACGCCTAGTGTTTTTAAATCAGATGCTAAAAGAAAATTTTCATCATACGATAGAGAAAACGATTCATATCGGATGTATAAAAGGAATTTTATTCCAGATGGTACAGCGGGAGTGGAATATATGGATGTAAGAAACAAAAAACTTGTATCTCAGGAAATGGGTGCTTTAGGAAAACCAGCTACGCCATTTAGCCCTAACGTAGCTTCGCCAAGTGTGCCAGAAGGTACTTTGTTTGCCGGTGTCAATCAAATAACAAAATCTGTCAAAGGTCTTAATATCAGTGATACAGAATTATCAACCGCAATAACTGAATTAAATCCAATAAATACAAAATATAAAAACCTTGATTCTCTTGGTGATATTAATGATGTGGGCGTTGTTCGTAGATTTACATTAGGAATTGGATCTACTGTTGGGAAAACAAGAGCAGGAAGCACTTGATTATTTACTAATTATATTTTTATCTATAATAGATGATATGTTTATTCTCATGAGCAAAAATACAATAGTTTATGCAATGGCGTGAATGCGAATCATTTGAAATTTTCAAACAAAACATTTTATGTAACATAATTAAAATTATCGGAATAATTTAATTTTCCGATATCGTCTGGAACAGACGATTACAGACATGGAGAGAATGTAAAACCAACTGGATTTACCAGCGGTAATTTTCAATGAAGTGTCTAAAATTCCTGAATGAAATCAGGAAGTCTACGACCTTGTGCCGTAGGTAGTTCACAGACACATTCAAGATAAATAGGTGTTATTATGTCAGCAACCGTAAAATATGAAACAATTGATAATTCCGTTGGTAATAACAGAGAATATGGCCGTGGTGCCAGAAACTTAGGTAAAAGCGATCAATCAAATCTAACAAGAGCATTTGTTTCCCCT